ATGAAGCGTAAAATTGAGGAATGGCCGGCCAAAGAACTTTATGCAAAGAGAAACTCGATTCAATACCCTGATTTCCAAAGAGAGCCCACTGTCTGGAACGAAGTAAAGAGGCAACTATTGATCGACTCGATGTTAATAGGTCTGGACATACCTAAAATCTACTTATACCAACCAGAAGAAGGCCAGGTCAATGTCCTTCGTCCAGGGAGAAGACAAATTGATAATTATGACTGCATTGATGGCCAACAGAGGATAGTATCCGTTATCGATTTTTTCAGTCAGAGTCTAAAACTCAAAGATGGTCGCTACTGGCGTAATCTAACTTTTGAAGAACAACAAACTCTTCTCAATTATAAGTTCACAATTGCGCTTGTTACTATAGCCACTGAAGAAGATTTGAGGCTTCTCTTTCTCAGACTTCAGCTGGGCTCTATTCTCAATGTGGGAGAAAAACTACATGCAATGAAAGGAGGTATGCACGACTTTGTATTTGACGTTGGCAAGAATCATCCCTTCTTTGTTAAAGTGACTATACCCGAAAGAAGATTTGCCAGAGAGACGGTGTTTGCTCAGATTTGCATAAACTCCTTCTATCGTTCGCTTCACGGCACCTTTTATAGCGCAAGATACGAAGAACTCAAAGCTTTTTTTGCGCAGTATTCGAATTTGGAGGAATACGGGAGTGAAGTGACACGAATTAGGCATACTTTGGATCTGTTAGACCAATACTTTGGAGTCGAAGCAACTCAGTTCAGGAACAGAGCAACCATAGTTTCAGGGTACTTGTTCTTTGAACAATTGATTGTAAAGGATGAAACAGAAAAACTTCCAATATTCGTGAAATTCTATTTAGAATTCTTGCGGAAGCTGTCACAACAATCGTCTAGAGGACTTGACTACGATCCGCAATACAGAGGATTATTGGATTTCCAAACTAACATCCTCCAAGCAGCAGTTAGCAGGGCAGCGATAGAAGCAAGGAATAGAATATTGGAAGAATATTTTGATTATTACTTGGAAACCAAGAAAATAAAGACAACTCCTCTATGATGTTGTGAATTTCATTCCAATCATATTGCCAGTCTACGCGCTAAAGCTCCTCTTCACCACCCTTCGTTTTTATATGCGGTTAGAATATATCATATTCATTACTGTCCGTAGATGACTGAATGGAGAGAGCATCGATCCTTTCGCAACAGAAGAAAATTATCGAACAAAATCAAGCCCTCGATTTGCCTGAGACACGAACTGCAAATTGGGATTTTGCCGGAAGCGACACTCAATATTCTACACATGGAATGCATACATGGTTAGCGGCTATGATTCCCGCACTGGCGGGCAAGCTTATTAAGGTCACACGGGCAGCAAGCGTTCTCGATCCGTTCTGCGGTGGTGGAGCGGTACTTGTTGAGGCTGTGTTGGCCGGAATCCCAACTGCTGGTATCGATATAAACCCACTCGCAACTCTCATTTCACGGGCCAAGACCACTTACATTGAGAAGGAGCTGCTCGAAAAGAGTTTAGCAGAGATCTTGAAAGCATCGAGCAATTATCCTAGACATGTCATTGCTTTCCCCCAAAAATACAACGTCCATTACTGGTACAAACTTTACATGATTCCTGAATTGAGTTCAATTTCCATCGCTATCGGAAATGTGGAAGACCAGAAGATCAGGAATTTTTTTGAATGTGTGTTTTCCGCAACTGCAAGGGATGTTTCACTGACTCACAGGAATGAAATCAGACTTCGCAAATTAGAGCCGGGGCGATTAGCGAAATTCAATCCCGATGTTACTAGACGATTTGTTTCAAGAGCACGTGACGCGATTTTACGTGTGAGTAAACTCCCTAAAAACGCAGACGCCACTGTTTTGGATGGACACATTGTGTATACGCCTTTCAAGGATGATGCCTTCACTACGATAATCTGTTCACCTCCATATGGCGATGAGCGCAACGGCGTCTGCTATTTTCAATCCGTTAAGAACATGCTGTATTGGCTTGGTTGGTCAGTAGAGGCATTGAATAGTCGCAAGTCTCGAACATTGGGTTGGGTTAGGGGTAGGAAATCAATAGACTCTCCTCCATCGCGCACTTTGAGAGAGACAATCAATACTGTCAAGAACGAGAGGAGTCAATTGGAAGCTCTGGCATTCTATTATGATTACTGCCTCTCATTGAAAGAAATGGCTAGAGTTGTCAATGATAAAATAGTAATAGTGATTGGCCAGAGGGTTTTGGATAGGAGGGTTTTTGACAACTCCAAGATAACTGTAGAACTCCTTGATGATGTTGGGGTAAAACTTGAACAGGAGTTTACCCGGAATTTACCGAGTAAGAGATTGCCAAAGTTGCGTGAATTTGGAGGAGTAATAGACAAAGAACACATATTGATCTTCACAGTCAAAAACAAAAGAATGTGATTCACTAGGACGTCGGTGATTCTCGGACTATTTGTTCCACATCACTAATGAGATTGCTCATAGATTTAATTTTATTCTTGATTCTATCGGGCAAAGATTCGTGATTGACATAATAAACTCCATCTATAACAGGGCATCTGCTCATCGTTAGTAATCGAGATTCGAACCCACTAAAATTATCGTTTGTTACTAAGAAGACGACGGGTTCTCGCATTTCCGCTCGCTTGCACCAATCTTTGATAGCATATGCCTCATATCCTGCTTCATACATTCGGTCATGTCTCATTCCCCATTTTAAAGTCAGAATGCCGCGTAGATCGATTGTGCTTTTGAAAATTACATCAGGCATTGGAATCCAATTGACTTCTTCAAAACCTTTAATCTCTTTTATCTTGTGCCCTCTTCCCGGATAGGCTTTAAATTCACCGGGTTTCAAAAAAGTTCTTAGAATTGTCTCTATTCCCAGCTCAAACCAGTCTCCCCGGCATCTCCCTATTTGGTTTGGACGCAGGCCATAGTCAGTTATGCCTATTTTGTCGCATTTTTGAATGAGATTAACAATAAAACTTGAAATGTCATTTTCACTCTTGGGAACGATGCTGGTTACCATAGCTCTTTTGAAAGAGTCACCAATTACCCTACTTGTATTCAAGTTATTCTATTGCCAGAAGTCTATCTTCTGGTTAAGAACCCATGTTGATATCAAATGTCTTTTTATGACTCTGATAACAACAAAATGATTTAACATACAAACACTCTTCACTTTCCATTCATGAATATTGAGAAAGTCACAGCCGCACTGGATTCCAGACTCAGAAGAGACATTATGATAATTCTTGCAAAAGAGCCAAAATCGGTTGCTGAAGTCACGAAAGAATTAGCTGCATTAGGTCGAGTAGTAAAGTATCGAGAGAGTGTTTATAGAGGACTTGAAAAATTAGTCGATGCTGGGCTCGTAGATAAATATTATTATAGACAAAAGGGAATTGGCTATAAGCTAGTTGTAAAAAGAATCCAAATCAACCTTGCGGATGGTACGCTGGAAAGCGAGTAGTTCTTAGAGACAAAAGTCCGAGTTATCAGACTGGGGATCATAAGAGCCAATAGGCACGCGAGTTTTCCTGACGCAAAATAGCGCGCGCATTGGCACAAAAATGAAATAGAACAAATAGGCTAGAGAGGGCATTATGATGTCACTTACTATCCCAACGAGATCACATCAAAGGTTATTCATGTTTAATGTTGGTCATGGCGATAGCGTTCTGATTTGCGATGACAACTGTCATAGTCTTCTTGTTGATATCGGGACACAAACACCCCGGGAATACGCTCATATACCCCATCTGATAGAGAACCTGACCTACCCTCGGAAGTGCGGTTTGATCGTATCGCATTACCACTGGGACCATTACAGTTTATTTCGTTATTTTAGGCATCCCGACGTCCTCTTTTCTAATGTCTATTTTCCAGACTTTGAAATGGGGGGCCCAGTCGGTACTCTCGGGCTTGCTATGATGGAATTTATAAAAACTGCTGTTTCCTTCGAGTTTGGCAGCTACAGAATACTTCCCGAAATAATTGCTAATGCCAATCTATCTGTGACGTTTTGCAGAAAAGGCACAATAATCAATGAAATAACTCCTTCTGTGCGGGTGTTCTGGCCCGACTTCTCTCATACTTCCTTAATAAACAGCAAAATAGTCGAAGCCGCCGAAAAAGTCAGAGGCAGTGTTGAACCCATCATGGATAAATATGGCATCAAGAAGCCGCCCAATTCCGAAAAGAATTACTCAATGAGATCCTTCTTCGAAGATCTTGAACGAGAAGAGGTCGCATATCGTCAGCAGCCCGAATCCGAGAAGACTGAAGTGCACAAAAAACTTGAAAGAATTGAAAAAGACCTTAGCCCTGTAGCAAATATCCTATCCATTGCTTTCAGGACTAAGTACTGGAGCTTCCCCAGATTTTTGTTTCTCGGCGATATGGAGAGTTCTGTACTTGACAAAATCTACATCCCGAACTCGCGCGATTATGATTTCTTAAAGGCCTCGCATCATGGAACCGAATTTGGAAGCAGTCTGGAAAACCTCAACACAGAGTTTCTATTGATCTCGCGGGTCGAAAACAGCAAACACCTTTCCGGGATCCATGATGGCTACATAAACAGAGTTCATTACAGAATGATGCTCAGCACAAGTTACCTCGGAGATTGTTTTTTCATCTAGCGCGCGCTCACAATATAGGAGAAACATAATAACTGATAGAGATCGGCTTCGATTTCATCTGCAATCATGACGACGTTATGCTTTTCAGAACAGGAAATAGAAAGGTTATCTGAGTACAGCGGGCGCTTTCCGGAAAAGCCATTTACAAAGTGTTGTATAAGGCCCTGTCCACGGTACCGTGCGATATTTCAATTCGCAAGGTATTCTCTGCTTGCATTCGAAGATTGCCGCCTCGAGTGGCGCGAGTGGGAACCATGACGCACAGACGAACCAGAGAAAAAGAGCAGGTGAGACAAGCTCGCCGAATCATCCTTTCCAGCAGTTTCCATGACCGAGTGAGGTGCGAAAGAATCTGCAGAATGACCCGCACCGACGTTCTGGCACTGCTTAAGGAGCCAGTTCAAGTCGGCTCAGTGCCTGCACTTGAACGAGGCGAGGTCTTGGTTGACTCGCGCGGAAAGGGAAGCTTCCAAACAGAGTGATAACACAAGCCTGGGCCGGGGAGTTCTCAGAGTTGAAAAGAGCAGGTAAGGGGCAATCGTTGCGTGCCCGGCGATCTTTCAATGATGTGATGGCGGGCCGTATTTTTCAGATAAGGCGTCGCGTGAAGCTTGACACGCAGCAGCTACGCATGAAGACGATTAGGCAGTTGGAGCAGCTTTTCGATTTTGCTTCCGCAATCGCGCGTGGGCAGGTTCAGTATCAACGTTTGGAAGGGAAGATGCATCTTATCACGTTGAAGGAGCGGCAGGGTTGGACGAGGGTCGCCGGGTACATCGCCCAGATCCTGCAGAACATTGGCAAAGGTTTTGATGAGAAGCAAGTTGATGAGGACCTTGCTGAACTGGAGAAGTTTTTGAATGAAACAATGCCAGAAGACCAGGCTAAAACGGTTGAAGAGGCAGCTGAAGGCGCGCCGTCCAAGTGAACCTTTGGAGATCCCCTCTGATCCAGCGACGTTCGCCCTTCACGTTTTCGGGTTCAAGTGCAACGAGTACCAGGCGAAGCTTCTGCGAGATACTTCCAAACGTATTGTCGTGAGGTGGAGTCGACAGTCTGGTAAGACAACTTGTATCGCTTTGAGGGCGATTTGGTTTGCGCTTGTTCACCCGAAGACTCTAACGTTGATCGTGGCACCATCATTGCGACAGTCGATGATAATGAGCGATAGGATTCAGGATTTTCTCGCAAGCTTGCCAAAGGAACGATATCTGCAAATGATTGAAAAGCTGCAGAGAGCCACGGTTCGTTTCAAGAACGGCAGCCGCATCGTGGCCTTGCCTAACAGTCCTCAGCTCCTACGCGGATACACCGCCCACCAGGTTTTGCCTGATGAAGCAAACTTCTTCAGGGATGATGACCTAGTCTTTTACGATATATTGTACCCGATGCTCAGTACTACGGATGGCGTTCTTATCGCGTCAAGCACGCCGTGGAATAAGGACAGCGTGTTCTACCGGATGACTCAGAGCAGCGAGTTCAGCAAGCACGTTGTGACCTGCGAGGACGTAGTTCGTAGCGGCCTTGTGAAACAGAGTTTCGTCGACGAGATGCGGGCTCAGCTGCCAGCGGAGCGGTTTCAACGTGAGTTCATGGCCGAGTTTGTTGAGGACATCGACGCTTGGCTGACGCAGAGCCTGATTGTCAACTGTATCGATAGCAACTTGCAGCCATATGATTTTCAGGACACACTCCAAGGCGAGTTTTATGTCGGGGTCGATTTTGGGAAAGAGCAGGATTCCAGTGTGGTCCTGGTCCTTCAAAGAATCGGGAGTGTGCTCAAGATGGTGCACGTTCACCGTTTTCCACTGAAAACAGAGTATGCAAGCGTCATCGGCTACACGAAGAGTCTTCAGGATCGCTGGCGGGAAATCAGGGCCGTTTACGCAGACATCACTGGCGTGGGAGGCTACATCGTTGAGGACATGGTTCGCAGCGGGATCCAGGGCGTCAACGGCGTAACCTTCACGGTGCAGTCGAAAGAAGAGATGGCCACGATTTTAAGGGAAAAAATGCGCTGCGGCGAAGTGAAAATTCCATACGTGCCGGCGACGAAAATTCAAGACGTAGACTTGACTGCTGAGCTTAACATTGAAAAGTACGAGCTCATGAAGACCGGTCACCTTCGCTTCAGCCATCCAGATGGCTCACATGACGACGTGTTTTGGAGCATGGCTCTGGCCGTGTACGGAGCGATTCAGGCCCCGTTGCCCGGCAAAGGCGTCGCATTCATACCACATTAAACAAATGAACGAAGTTGAAAAATCATGGAGACAGAAGTATTCATCGCTTCCTCAAGAGGAACTTTGAAAGCTCTCGGCATAGAGCTAGCGGGCGACATCAAAGACTTGCATATACTCATAGACGGCGTTGACATTTCGAAAGTCGCGAGTTTCGAAGAAGTGAGAATCGTGCTGCGAAAAGAAGAGCAATCTTCGCCGCTCGCAGTCATTGTGAAGGAGAAAGAGAAAACACAATAATCCGGTGAGTTCTGATGCCGTTTAAAGCAGTGAAGCCAGCGGGCACTGTGCTTGCTCAAAGGGATGTACCTCCAGATATCTCTGCGAAGCAGATTCAAGAAGAAATCCCGGTAAACTGGAGATATGACCCCGGTCTTTGGGGTTACCTGAACAAGTACGTGATTAAAGACTCAGGCGTCGGCTTCATAACTCCACCATACATTGCCTATTGGGAAAGGGTTTGGGGCGCCCAACCCATAGAGGATTTACCGAAGTACAAGGAACTCTACACGTTCACACCCTTCATCAAGGCCAGCGTGGACGTCACCATTAACTTGATGATAAGCAACGGCTTCGAACTTGAAGGCGGCGATGACGACGTCAGAAGTTGGCTCACGGACTGGCTTGATGAACACAATGTTCTGCAAACCTTGCGAGTCGTTTCAGCGGACATGTACATCTCTGGCAACGCCTACATAGAGGTTTGCAGAGATGAAGACTCTGATGTTGACGATTGGTGGCTTAAGCCTCTTGATCCTGTTTACATGAGAGTGCGCAGAGACGCTTACGGCAATGTTTTCGGTTACATTCAACTGTTAACCTTTCCACCAGTGACTTTTGAAGCGGAAGACATCATCCATTTCAAGTGGTGCCCCAAAAGTTGGTGGTACGAGTACAGCTACGGCACAAGCCAGCTTAGGCCCCTAATCCTCGTTCAAAGCCTGATTGATGATTTCCAGACGGACATGGCCACAATAATGAAGATTTACACGAAGCCTATGCTCATCGTCACCTGCGGCACACCGGACAGACCTTTCAGTGATTCAGCGTTATCAGGCGTTGTCCAAGCTTTTCAAAACAGAGACGCAGCCACAGATGTTTTCGTTAGAGGCGATGTCACCGTCAAAACGATGACAAGCATGACTCGTGAGATTAACGTTCAGTGGTGGATTGACTACCTTCATAACCAGAGGAAAGCCGTGCTCGGAGTGCCAGAGATTTTCCTTGGAGATTCAAAGGGCACAAATCGGGCCACTGCAGACATCGTGATGCAAGAGTTCGTTACACGCTTACGAATGGGGCAAGAATCTCTCGGAGATACGCTTGAAACAGTTTTGTTCAAGCAACTTATAGATGCAAAGTTTGGCGTAGGCAAAGAGATTCCGCATTGCAAGTGGAGACCCATATGGGAGCCCACAACTGGAGATAAGGCGAAATACTTAGATCTTCTCGTGAAGGACGGTGTTTCAGCCATTTCAGAAGCAAGGGCGCAACTCGGCTTTCCAGAAGAGTTCCCGGCAGAAGAGATTCCACAGTTGCAAGTGCTTCCTGAAAGAGTCGGTGTAAGCGTGACTCAGCAGGCAAGCGGCGGAACAGCCGTTCAAGAGATGCTTCCTCAGAACCAATCAGGCGGAACATCAGCTCAAATGCGAGTCAAAAGGAAGTATCTGATTGCCGAGGTACAGTGATGCTCTTTTGGCTTGTGAGGTATTCAGAGCTTTCAAAGCAGCCACTGCAGGGGAAGAACAGGAATCGCCTACGACCACGTGGGCCTTCGTTGTGACTGGCGACAAGACATGTGAAGAATGCCAGAAGTATAAGGATGACACATACGAGCTTGAGAACCCCGACGACCTGCTGGGCATGTTTGATTATGGCGAGTGGATTGACGAAGACACCTTCGCACCCAACATTCACGTCAATTGTGAGTGCACGATTATCAGAGTTGATTGAAATGTCTGAAAAAGAAAATCCATTGTTTAGAGGCAAAACGGAGAAGGAAATTGATGAGTTCCTCAGGTTAGAGGGGGAGCTTATTGTCGAGCTGGATGCGCTTTCACCACCCATGAAACGCGCAATTCTTGATAATCTTAGACAAATTGCAAAGCTGCCACCTTGGATGCAGAGAATCCTTCTTGATGACATTAACACGGCCGCTGTCAATCGCATAGGCATCATGGTCACGATAATTCAAACTCAAAAGCAAAACGAGCAGCACCCAACTTTCAGGATGGCGCGAGATGATGCACGTGAACGGAAAAAAGAATGAGAAGCTTGTGCAAATGGCATGCCCAGAGTGTAAAACCGTCTACGGACCGCAACCAATGATTTTGCTAATGAAAGATGGAACGAGTCAGCTAATCCACGAATTGCCGAGAAAGTGTTTGCGCTGTCATTGCAACCTGCAAAGATTCGCAGTTGAAATGCCGAGAGGAATGAACACTGCCAACACAATACTATCAAAGACAAATCATACCGCCGGGCATGATTTACCGCACGATGCAACAATACGGTCGCGAGATGCGCGCCCTGACATTAGCGCACATTGAAGCTTCAAAGATCCCTCCTGCCCCCGCAGTGCCTCAAAGAGAACTCAGCGTTTTATGGCCACGCATGCCTTGTCACACACTCTGCAGATACACGAATGAGATGCGCAGGCCACACGTAAGCTGCTGGTGGTTCTGCCGGCTCCGCAGATTCTTTTATGGCAAGCTCAGCAAGGATGAATACCACTATAATCCGCTCACGGGCATGGTAGTCACAAAAAACTTGAAGAACATGCGCACGCATGTCATACTCTTAACTGAAGAATACTTTTCCCCGAACTGCAGTTACGTCATGAACATTTTTACGAAAAGAAGGTTTGCGAGAGTTAAGGACATCCTCATGAACAAACTCTTCCAAATTTACAACGTTTGGTGGATCCCACACAAGAAGACGATTTTAACCATGTGTGAAGGACTGGCGAACTAATATGGCAAACATCACAAACGAAAAAAACATGTGGAAATGCAACGTTCAAACCCTTGAAAAGTTTGACAAGATGCATGCAAAGCCATTTGTCGCAGGCGTGCAGGTTGTTATGGGAAGAGTTAAGGGCACAGATCGGTGGGAAATTCAAGGATTCACCTTTTTGAAGACTAACTTCAAGAGCGCTGAAGATTGCCGAGTATGGCTTGATTCCCATTTAAAGGGAGAAATCAAAACCTGCCTGGATTTCAAAGCTTGGAATGAATACAGGCGAAGGGCGATGAACGCATTCTTGCAAGTTGCGGAAGTCACAAATCACGGCAACGAATAAGAAGTTGAAAAAATGTCTGAAACAATCTTTCTTGCAAAAGAATGGACATACAAGAAAAAGAAGAACCTTCCAAACTCTTCATTCGCCTATATGGACCCCCAGGACAAGGGGCATTTTCCATACAAGGATGAGAACGGAAAACTTGACGAAGCCCACATCAACAATGCATTCTCTTGGCTACCGCAATCAAACCTAAGCATGGATATCAAGAAGAAAATACACACGAAACTTGTGAATGCCTGCAAGCAACTCGGGAAGGAACACAACAAGTGCAGCATACCCGGCTGTGAAGGCTACACACCGGCGAGCCAGAAAAGTTTCCTTGAAAGCGGTGCAACATTCTCCGCGCTGAGCGAAGAGGCAATGAGTCTTCAAAGTGACTGGACAAAGTTTGACCAGAAACGTGCAAAAGGTGGAAAGAAAACAAAGAGTGCAGCGCCTAAGAGTACAACGAAAAAGACAAAGGGCACGAGCAAAAAGAAAACAGGTAAGACGAAAACCAAAAAACCAAAAGTTGGAAAAACCAAGAAGACAAGAAAGAAAAGCCTTCTTGAAGAACCCACTTCGTTTTTGAAGTTAGCTTCAGAGTTTGACCAAATCAAAAGAGAGGCAGGTCTGTAGGATGGAATTGCATTATTTCATTCCGTTCAAGGCTCAAGGGGGCACAGATGCGCAATTCGCTTTGAGAGAGCATCTGCTCAATATTGAAGGTACGGCCATAGATACATCCGTGAATGCGAATAAATGGCAAGTACCGGCTGAAGACTTGGAGTTTCTTACACAGGGGCTAATCAACGCTCAGTTGAGAATCGACCACGCTGAAAGCGCCATGGCCGTTATCGGAAAGGTCCCTGAGGCTAAGTTGTTCGCAGATTTGGGGCAAGTTTGGTTCCGTGCTGAAATCGGTGACTTGCCAATCATTGAGAGAGTGTTGAAGGGCTATCTTGACCACGTTTCCATTCAGATTGACTCTGATGATGTGCAGTGTTCAAAATGCCTGCAGCAAACGCGCAAAGAGGGCATGCTTGTTCACCTTTGTCCTGATGCGTGGGAAATCGTTCATAAACCGAAAGTCAGGGAACTTAGCATCGTGGCGAGCCCTGCTTACAAGAACACAGACTTTAAGCCGGTAGGATTCGCAGCAGCTATGGATGCGAGTCAAACATGTAAAACTTACCCCTGCACAGGGAGCGAAGGTTGCGGAAGAAGAGGCTCATTCGTGTGTGCGCTTCCACCGTTATCACCGTTATCGCAAGGTAACAAAGATGTGGGTTCTAAGGGAGACCTGCAAGAACCCGAAAACGAAAAGAAAACTTCAAGGGAGGTGAACTCCTTGCCTGAACAACAAACAGCTCAGCAAGCGAGTTCTCCACATAAAGCACAAGGCGTAGTCAACACGAACAACGGACAAGGCGAGAGCGCACCATCACAAGTGAATTACGCGGACTTCATGAAGGAGCTTGAAGGCTTGCAAAACCAAATCGCCTCAGACGACGCTGCAGAAGCGGATGCCATGAGAGCGAAGATTGCAGCCCTTCAGAAACAAGTTGCCAACAGGGCCACGAAACAGCAACTCGGCAAGAAAATCAGCGACCTTCAACAGCAGCTTGACTCTGGGAGTGGAGCTGCGGAAGACGCTGAGGAGCCAGATGGTGATGAGGATGGCACCACAAACGAAAATCTCGTGGACACGAGTGACGACGGCGCAGTTTCCTCAAAAACTTCGCACAAGGCCACAGGGAAAGGCATGATTGGCACAGATGCCGAACGTAACCAACCAGGCATGGCTGGTGAAACAACGATGAGCGTCTTCGGCAACATTGACTGGTTCAAAGACGTCGCCAAAGCCACGGCCAAGTTAAAGGGCATGAGATAAGGGGATTACAATGGCAACTCCATATGCTAATCTCGAAGGTCAAACCCCGCTTGCCTCCGACCGCTTCATCATAACCCTAATGGCTGGCGCTGCAATCACATATGGGCAATTGCTGTACCTCAACGGCACAGACTTCACAGTAGCTCCCGCACCAGGCACGGCGAACTTAACCACCATAATCGGCGTCGCCATCGCCACTAGAGCATCTGGAAAAACTGTTCCTGTTGCAACCATGGGCGTTCTTCGACTCAAGGCTTATGGTTCAATTAGCGCAGGAGACCAAATTTGCTCAGCGAGCGGCGGCACAGCAGGTGTGGGCCTAATACAGTCTGACACAGGGGGCGCAGCTGCAAAGAACGCCACTGTTATTGGTCAGGCTTTGCAGGCTATCGTAAGCGGCGGTACTGGATTCTGTGTTCTCTGGTAAACCTAGGGTGAATTGACATGAGCTTTACTCAAGACGCAATAACTTGGTATGATTCAGGTGCAGTACAGTATCCAGCCCTCCACAAGCACATAATTGAGCTGACAATGCCCGCGTTGGTCGTCAAACGCTTACTGCCAGAGTTCCCACTTGTACAGGGAAGGACAGCCACGTTCGTCAAAGAGTCTGGTTCAAGAAGCATCGGCATCAGCGAAATCGCAGAGGGTGCCGAAATCATGATGGATTACACACCGCTGAACACTGTAACTGTCACGCCGTACAAGAAGGGCGAACGCATACGCGTCCCAAGAGAGCAAGTGGAAGACTTATACATCCCTGTAATAGACCAACAGCTTCGCAGACTCGCAAGACGAACCGCGTACCAGATTGACCTTGACTGCATGAACGTCATCGGCGCCGCAGCCGCGTTCACATCAGCAGCCACGGGCAAGACCATGGGCGCGACCGGCTCAGAAATGACAATCGCGAGCACCATAGGCGCAAAAGACATCTTGTGGGCAGAGGCAGCTATCGCGAGCAAGAACTTCATCGCCGACTCAATAATCGCCAACCCGATTAACATCCGTGACCTCAAGTACGTGCCTAACTTCACCATATTCTCGCAATATGGTAGACCCGTGCTTCAGAATGGAGCAATGGGTCAAGTGTACGGCCTCAACTTGTACTCCACGAATGTTTGCAGCCCGGGCACAGCATACGTGCTAAGCACAGGAAGCAACTTGAGTTCGTCATACGCTCCTATCGGCTTCTTCGTGATAAAGAGGCCGCTGATGACGGACGTTGACCAAGTCAAACAGAACGACGCAATCGACATCATCGAGACGACCAGATACGCGCCAGTTGTGCTGAATGGAGAATGCATCTCGCAAATAACCAGCTTGTTCACAACTTAAGCACCAATTCTTTTCCTCTTTTTCTTTCCTTTTTTCTAAATCTTGAATCCTGACCACTTTTCGTGGCAGGCGAGAACCTTGCCCGAAGGTTACAATCGGGAACTTCAATATGTAAACTTTAACGGGGGTGAAAGCTTTGAAATTGAATCCTTTACAGGGCATTCTCCTTGCCACAATGATTCTTGCAGTCATAGGCGGAACCATCGGTGAACTCAACAATTACGTGACCACGCAAGACTTGAGCGCATTAGGCCAATATGGCATATACCTTAAACTGCTCATGACGGGCACTCCGGTGCTTGTTTTCGCCATCTGGATTTACAACATCTGGATGTACATACGCCAGAACCAGATAGCGGCCGTGAACCAGCTTATTGAGCAGTACGACTTGAACAAACTCGTGCAGACAATAGCATTATTCACAGGAATAATCGGTCCAATAGTTGCATTCCTGCCTCAATACAAAGAGATAGGCGCATTATTCGTCGTCATCGGCACCGCACTTGCGAAAGAAATCCAAAACGTTCTCAGCGGCCAGAATATCACACAAACGAACGCTCAAGTCGCCAGCCCAACCGCAACCTCAACAGTAGGCCTAGTCACGGCAAATATGTCTCTAGGCACTTATAAGAGTTGGACGGTCACAATCGTCAACTGGATGCTGACGGTAATACCGCCCGCAAACCTTGTGAGCAGATACGGCCAGAGCCAAAGCCCGGGAAGCGTGCAAGGTTACACAAGCTCAGATGCGTTTGCTCAAGCCACAAAGTACATAGACGGATTGCTCAGCCTTCCAGCACCCGGCCCGCCTTCCGCGAGCCCAGTAACTCCGCCAACATAAGAATCGTGGTAAAGTTTCCCCATTCTCCCCTTTTTAGTTTTTTCAAAATCACAATCATTACAAATCTCACATTCACTCCCAAAATCCTTGACGAAGCCCTCTCCTGTACAACATGGCCCTATTTTCAGACTTTATCAAGGATGGGCAAAGTGAAAAAAGAAAAGGTGAACAAAACATGACACAAAGTCAAACGTTGAATATTAGTTCGTGGTTCAGCAACTTCAAGAACCTTAAATGGTGGCAGGGAGCAATCCTCTTAGCCATTCTGCTTACCGGACTATCTGCAATCGCGTACGAAGGCGGAAACGTCAACGTAAGCGCGAATGTATCCATACAAATCCAACAAATTGAAAATCGCTTAGACATCCCTGTGAACAGCACACTCAGCGCGTTCATAAAATCCAACAGCTTCATCGTGAGCGAGCTTGACCAAGGCTACTGCCTACAAAACGGCACAAACGGCTCATACTTACCCCCCTTCACAACGAACGCCACCACCATCATTCAAAACGGCCTTGGGAATGCGAGTGCGAATGGTGGAGGCAGCGTATATGTTTCTGCAGGGCAGAATCTTTACAACGCGAGCGTGACCATCCTTAACAATACAAGGCTTATCATTGAGGCAGGAGCAAAGAACGTAACGTACACGCCAGCAGCGGGTGCTTATGGGATTGTGGATGACTTCGCAAATTGGGTTTTCATTTACTACAGCAACGGAGTCCCGTATAGTGTCTTCAATTACGCCACCGGGAACTTGTTGACACAAACTGCAAACATGACAACAATATACTGCGCCACCATCAACCAAGTTTTCAGCGGAGGTGGGGTGCAGATTCTTAACATGGTTGTTCAGCACGGCACCACTTCTCCAACTTCACCTGTTGATAGGCAGCTCTTCTTCAATGATTCCACGGGCAACCTGTATGTTTACAACGCAACTTCCTCAGCTTGGCTTCCAATAGGCTCATCAGGAAGCGGCGGGGGTAGCATGCCGAGCACTTACCCATATGCGAACTTAACGGGAATCCCTGTTCTTCTGTATGCGAATGGCACACAAGGCTTAACGGCAGATTGGAATGTCAGCGGATACAGTATCTTCAATACATTTTGGCTGAACAGTACTTCCTTGAATACTAACAACTATTATCTGAATGGCGCAACACTCGGTTGGATTGAACCAGATTCATACATCATTGACAACTCTGGAGGATATACTCGTGCGTGGTATGGAGCGAATAGTACACTTGCCTTTCAAGGCACGAATGCAAGCACGATAATAAACAATGCAATTGGAAACTTGACAGCTTATTCTTACACGTTCACAGGATTCGGCGGAGGCACAATCTATCTTAAAGGACAGTTTCAAGTTTCAAACACCATATTCTCGCAGCTGCCCATAAGCATCATAGGCGTACCAGATAGCACAGATTCTTTCGCCTACCTATTCGCTAATGGCCTGAATGGTTCTTTACTCTATTTCAACGCAACAGGAAGCATTGACTGGCATTGGTCCATACAAAACTTGCATATTGACGGTGTGAACACAACAGGAGGAAGCATTGGGACCGGGGGACCTGGCGGAAACTATCTGATATACATAAATCTGGGTTACGGAACCCTTCAAAATATGTACATCATGCGTGGTTACGGAACCGGGATATTCATGGGAGGTCAGGACAGCATATGCGACCACGTTTACTCTGAATACAATGGATTTGGAACCGGCACAGGCGATGGATGGTACGTAGCAACTCTGAATGACCAATGGTACAGTTGCACAGGATGGAACAACTCGCGATATGGAATGTACATAGGAACAGGTCAAAATCGCGGACTGTTTGAAGGTTGCAGACTCTCATGGAATCTCGTCGGCCTCAAAACCCTTTCAGGAGCTTCACAAATAACCATTGAAGGCTCAGACATCTTTGACAATTACAATGAGGGAATTTACCTTCTGAGCGCGGACCACTTCACAATCGAAAACAACCCGAGCATTCTGGATAACGGAATAGCTGCAAACAACACGTACGCAGGAATCCGCTTAAGCAGCAGCACAAACTGCACAATTGAAGGAAACAACATATACGATGACGGAAGCCAAGCGAACATAATGCAGTACGCTGTTTCAGAAGATGGCTCAGCAGATTGGAACCAGATTAAAGACAACAACTTCGCTTATGGCACTAACTTCATCGGAGTCCACACAATCGGAGGAAACACAACTGTAAGAGGCAACATTCCACTCATTATTCAAGATAGGCTCTTGAACGTAGTTTGCGGACAAAGCGGATGGACACAAGCGCCGACTAACCTGCAAGCTGCTGTAGATGGAAATTTTGCAACGTTCACAGGAATAGGCGAAACGAACGCAACAGCAGGGCACATGGGCTATCTTTATTACGACATGGGCGCAAACTACAGCGTAACCTTCACATACTTAGTGCACGTCTGGAACAACGCGAGCAATTTGAACATTCAAGTCTTTTACGGTTACGACAATGCCACATGGAGCACCTTACCATCAGCCTATTACGGTTTAAGCTCGGCATCTGAAAGCACCGTATCTGGCGGACCATACTACATCTACGCGCGATACTTAAAATTTGACTTCTACTTTTCAGGGTCAACCGCCACAAAGTTTGACATGCGAATGGCTGAAGTTCAAGCGTACGATTATCCATAAGCGCACATTCAAATTCCCTTTTTTAGTTTTCCGTAAAGTTTTCACATTCATGGAGATGATTCAAAATGGGTTCAGCAACCATAACAGCAGGAAACACAAACGTGGTCGTGTCACATGGCCAGAGCTTCACACCGACAATAGACCAAATTTGGCTGCAGCCTCAAGATGACCTTGGAGGCCGCGAGTATTTCCCAAGCAACCCCACATCCACAACTTTCCAGATTAACATAAGCTTCGCCGACCCTGACACGGCACACAACTTCAGCTGGCAAATTTTAGTCGCTGGAAGCGGAGGAGTACAGCTTCCCCCAGCACAACTGCCAATAACCTTTCCAATTAACGTGACGGATGTGCAAACTCAGCTGAATGCCGCGTTTGATGGGGTCGGCACATACACAGTTTACGGGCTTACAATCACTCTGGCCTCTGTTCAAGCACAGGTAGATTATGCGAATCAGTACATCACAGGGATGCTGTCTTCAGCCATTTCAAGCAGCGACCCGCGGTACGTGTACGCACGGCAGGCTGCAATTGACCTTGCTTGTATCCGCACTCTCGTGATTGCGAGTGGCGGAAGCCTAACAGGGGCTTATGACTACTTCCTTGGAGACCTGCGAGTTACAAGAGCAGGGCCCTATGCGAATGCGATAAAGAACACGATTGCCGGCCTACAAGCAGATCTTACGAAACAACTTGTAAACTTTAGTACCCCTGTAATGACCGCCGACGCAGCTGCAGCTCAGCAAGTGCCAACCTACCGCGGAGACGTGATAGGCCCATGAGTCAAAGCGGCGGAACAGCAATCGCCTTCAGCAACGGTGACATAAGCTTCGGCACCTTGAACCTTAACCCTGCTGATGAGCCTGGGAGGAACGTTTACACGGGCAATTATATCGTGGTCAGAGTCAACAAGGGCCTCAAACAACTTGTAACTTCCGCTCAGTACACAAACCTTGTGAACGCAGGGTATGAAGTAGACATCTGCAAGGATGAGTGAGCACATGCCAGATAATGTTCAAGTTGTAAGCTCCCTGCTTCAAGCACAATGGGCTTCGTTCATTAGTTCCCCCGGCATAAGCGCAATTTTCTGGCCCACGACAAAACCAGACGTGGCACAGTTTGATTCTCAGCCTTTCAATTATGTTGTCGCATGCTACAACCCGGGCAGCCCAGCAGCCGTGGATGACAGCGCACAAGGCGTATGGACGATTGTTGAAGACATAATCGTGGACATACTCATCAAAGTCGGCTCAGGCACGGAGCAGAACGCAATTGACACGAGAGAAGCTTTGCGACAAGCAATTTACAGCATCATTCATCACAACGAGACGACGATTTCTGGAATTAACGAAGCTCACATCAGCAGGGAAACTTACAAAGTTGAAAGCCCACAACACATGCGTCTTGCAATGCTTGTGAAGTGCAAGTATTTCCACCTGAAAACGTGATTTCCACAAACGAGTTGCAAAACTTAAACGAAGCTTGAAATTTATCTCGTGCGGGACACTGATTCAGGAGGTCCGCCTCACGACGCTCTGAGGCCGCTGAACCCTCTGCAACAGTGTCGCACACGAGATTAGAAACGAGTTGCTTTTCATGTTGAGCTGGCAAATCACATTTCAAACTGAAGCCCTGCAAAGCTTCTTTCAAAATCTGCCCCCAAACTTGAAGACGGCTGTGCAGAATGCAGAGTTAACGGTTGCAGAGCGAATCTTGTTTACGATGCAAACGTTGACCCCTGTGCGCACAGGCTTCCTACTTTCAACAGAGGGCATTCAGCCGCAGGGAGATTGGGGCTTCACGATTTATGCGCGCGCCTTCTACGCTCATTATGTAGAGTTCGGCACGAGACGCATGTCTCCGCGGCTGTTCATGACACGGGCGATTGAGCTACACAGGGGCGACTTGCAAAATGAGATTTGGAGCAACATTGCAGCCATGATTATCGGGTGAGAGCTTGGACAAGTGGCTTAAGTTGAAAATTGCAAAGCATTTGATTAACCCCATGGTGCGAGTGCTCAACCTACTTATCCCAGACAGTGTTGGTGTTTATCCTCAAACCAAAATTCTTGGGAAGGTTTACGCCGACTTGCTGCACGTTTACAAGATTGAAGCGTACTGCGGGCGGTTTGATGATATCCCAAAGGGCACACTTGAAGCGCTGAAAGACAAGAACTTTCTTCGCTTTCTGCAGCTTTCTGGGAAACTGCTGATTTATCTCGGAGACACGGACCGATACTATCGCGCATGGCTTGGGCTTTTCTTTCTTCTTGTGCGCGACCACACGGAAACTTTGCCACTCGCTAACGCTGGGCAATCTGTTGAAGCACAGTGGGATTATCCGGTGTGCGAAGAAATCTTTCAAAAATATGCAAGTGTCGCCGAAAGGGAAGCAAGGCAAATCGTTCTTGCGAACCAACTTTACAACCTTGTCCAATTAACCCTGAATCGAGGTGATAAAAACCATGAGCACTCCACTAATAGGTCGTAACGCCGTTATAGAGATGAGCGCAGGCTCAGCGGTCGTAATCGGCTTCGCGCAAGGCTTCACAGATGAAACGGACGCGGACTTAATCAAAGAGTTCGCTTTGGGCAGCGACCACGCGGCAATCTTGGCATCTGGGAACAAGCACTTCAAGTTTAACATCGACAAGATGTTCATCGACAAAACTTATCAGCAGTACGTGTACGGAGGCACAAACGTTGACATAATCGTGGCCCCACAGGGCACATCGTCAGGTAACCAAAAATGGACTTACAAAAGTTGCGTACTAACACAATCTCAAATGAAGGCTGACCAGAAGGGCATCATAGCCGAAAAAGTTGTAGGCGAAGCGAGTGACGTCATAATAGGTTCCTTCTAAACTCTCCCCGCTTTTTTGGGGATTTCGCAATAATCAAACTACTTTGAGGTGAAAACATGAGTGAAGAAATTAATTGGGGAAAAGTCACAGAGATGGAGCAAGTCTTGCAGAAGGATGATGAGGAAAAGCTGAAGCGCGTCCGCGTCTTCAACCCGAAAGAGCTTGTCAAGAGAGCCAAGGAAATCAGGGAACTTTACGATGATGACTTAGGCGTGATACGATATAAACTACTGACATACGCGCAGCTAAACGAAATCATGGAGAAGCATCCTGAGAACAAGGATAGGAGCATGCAGCTTCTATTCAAAATGCTCGCACCGGCGAGTGAGGGCTTAACTCTTGAAGACATCAAAGCCATGCCATACGAAGTTGTCGCGCGCCTCTTAACGAAGCTGACGAAGGAAGGCAGTTTTTTTCCTCAGAAGCAATCGGCGAATGGGTCGGCTGCGACTCCATCGCCCAAACCGTAGGGTTCGTGGCTCATGAATACGGCTACACCCTACAGCAAATAGGCGAACTAACCCCGTTTCAAATTCGTTTCCTTGTCGAGTGGGCAAAATGGTTTTACAAACAGAAAGGTTAGGTCAAAATGAGCAGCAACGAAATTGACATTCAGCTAATCGCATATGACGAAGCGTCGTCTGTGATTGAGAGCGTCGGCACTAACCTTTCCACAACCTTCACAGACATTGAGGGTAACACGCAAGACCTTGCAACCTCAACTGATGACGCGACAAGCCAGATTTCCGCAAGTTACACTCAAGTCGGAGAAGCTGCCCAAAATGCTGCTGATGAAACTGAATCTGCAAACATGAGCTGCTCAAGCAGTGCATCATCCATGAACAGCGCGGCAATGGCTGGCATGATGCTCTACATGAGCTTCAACAATCTGGAGAACGCAGAGATTTCACTTCAGAAAGCTCACTTAACAGTTGAGAAAGACACATTAGCCGTCACTAAAGCACAGGAAGCCTACAATGCCGCCGTCGCCAAGTACGGCCCAGATTCCCAGCAAGCGAAAGACGCTGCCCAAAAACTCTCAGATGCACAAGGAACACTTCAAATCGCTGAGGAAAAGGTTGGCGAAGCTCAGAGGAATGTTACCAACTCGATGGTTATGGCCGCTCTTACCGTGATTCCAAGCTTAATCGCAGTCATAAACACGGTTTCAAACGCAGAGGACATCTGGGAGGGGATACAGTGGGCCTTGAATGCAGCGATGGATGCGAACCCAATCGGTTTGATTTGTCTCGCCATCGGTGCGCTTATTGCCGTTATCGTTGTGCTCTGGAATTACTGCCCACCGTTCAGAGACGCCATAATTGAAGTTGGTAAAGTTCTTGGCGGAACGTTAAAAGAAGCTGTTGAAGCAATCACCGTTGGGCTTGAGTGGTTCTGGAAGAATGTTCTTGAACCGCTTGGAAACTTCATCAAAGGGTACATGATCACAGAGATTAATGTGCTTTCCACTGTTGTAATGTTCTTGTGGAATAATGCCTTCAAACCACTTGGAGACTTTTTGGCAGGTGCTTTCTACACAAGTATCAAGGTTATTTCAGACATCGTTAATTTTATGTGGGGAAGCGTACTCAAACCTTTTGCAGACTTTCTAATCGGCGCGTTTGAGGATGCTTGGAAGGGGCTTTCTGATATTATCCAGTGGTTTTACAATCTTCTGAAGCCCATCTTTGACGCCGTTGACACAGCTGCGAAAGCTCTTGGCGGCTTCGTTAAAGATGTTAGCGGAGCCATGGATAAGGCGGGTGGTGCGATTCAAGGCTTCATCAAAAGCGTTTGCTTCGCTCATGCTCTCTCAGATGCTGCTGACAGCAGTGAAAAAACTATGAAGAATTGGACGGGCATGGTTGACGATAGCATGAACAAGGGCCTCAAATCCATCAAAGACTTCAACGCGCAAGCTCAGATAGGCGGAACGGGAATGTCAGGCTCCATATCTGGCATGGGAGCTTTGCCGACAGGAGCGCAGAAGCCTACAACCGTGAACATTGAAACGAAGGCGCCTCTTATCAATATTGAAGGTAGCGCGGATAAGGCCACAGTTGATGCCGCGTCAAAGATGCTTCTTCAGCAGCTTAAAACGATTATTGTCGAGCCCACAAGCTCAGCAGCTGCGGCGACTCAGAAAAGAATCCGCTCAGGGAGTGTGTTTAGATAATGGTGCTCTTAGCTGAACAGGAAAGACTAATCGCTCAAGAAGCAAACCTTGTGAATGATGCGACCCAGTATGCAGCTACAACTGCAAGCTGGGTACTTCTGAAAGACTGGGGCAACATCACAATGCCCGCAGATGGCATTCTACTCATAAAGTTTGACAGTTTCCTTGACACAACAGGGGGAAGCGGAGCCATAAGAATCAAGGTTGGCTCATATTACGTGCTCACATCTTGGACAAACTTGGCAACTTCTCAGAGCTTTGGCACGGCAATCTGGCTTGCAGCCGGCACGTATGATATTCAAGCAGCTGGATACTTGAATGGCGCAGGAAGCAATTATAACGTTTACCTCAAGAATTTCCAATGCGGCCTCACAGCCTTTAATGACGCCGTTGGCTCATCTGTGCACACATACAGCAGCGGAACAAGCTTAACGGTGAATAACAGGAACACGCCAGCAGGGCCCCTTCAGCAAGCCACATATTTTGTTCAAGTTTACGCGGTCACATCTGGCGCCTCAACAACTCTTGAGAATATCGGCAACAATTACACAAACGGAGTCAGCATACTTGTTGATGGCGTGCAAGTCAACTGGAGCGAAGTTATCCCTGAAGAAAGTGGCAGCTCAGGAGGCACAACAGGGAAAATCAGCTTACCATACAACGTAGACCTTAGTCACACGGTCACTATAAGCAAGAGAAATGGTAGCACGGCCGTGACCATTAGCGTGATTGCATGCCCTTGGATTTTATCTTCAACTTTCGGCATCCCTGTGAACATTTACTTTAGTCAAGGTAGCACGCTTTATTGCATGCTTGAACCTTGGTATCTTAACCCTTCAACAAAGTTCACAGGGGTTGGAGCCATTCATGGAGTCACATTCGGAAACGCGGATGACTTCTACAGCAGCATCACGGGAGCTGACCTTCAAGAGTTCAGTTACATGATGGACATTGTGGACATTAACAACAATAATCTGATGGCTTCCGGCCTAGGCGCTTGTATCGGAGTCATCGCCGTGGATGCAAGGTGATAAGATGCCAACTTTTGGAAACACAAACTCGGGCGTGAACAGCCACGGAGAAAGCGCAAACGCAACTCATGGCGGAGTATTCTCGCTCTCACAAGCAGGTATCGTGACAGCCCTGATCTTGTACTGTCAGATTCCAAACGGAGTACAAGTGCAATGCGCCGTTTACCGTGACAGTACTTTAGCATATGTGGGAAAAACCCAAACAGTCACGGGCACAGGAGCAGCTGCAGCCTTTGTGCAATTTAGCTTCAGCGGAAATGGCCTTCAACTTGACGCGGATACTTATCAACTCTTGTTCAACGCATCTAGCAGTTACACGGCCTACGATAGTAGCTCATCAGGTGGCACACCTGTAAACTCGGTAACGGAAAATTTTGGCACGTGGCCGAACCCTGGCACATGGACACATGCAAGTTCAGCCCTGAACTGGTGTATTTATGGCTCGTACACAGCGAACTCAAGCGTGGGTGTGATGCTTGATGGGCAGGCTTTAACAGTTCAAAAATGGTCTGAATCTTGTGCAGCTCAGGGAAGCAATTGGGACGCTTGGTATGGTGGTCAGTACAAACGAAAAGTCAAAACCTATGGCATCGTCCGCACGTACACGCTGACTTTTCTTGAGTATAATGTGTCATGGGCGAACAGTCTTGCCAACCTATACGAGCAGGACTGCCAGAATGGAAACGTCGTGACATTTTACAGCGACACCGCTCAAAGGCCCGTGAACAGCGTGAGCGTCAACGTTTTGGACGTCACGTTTGACATGGAAAACCTTGCAGGACAAAACGTGCGAATCGTAACAGTAACAATTCAAGAAGCATAGGAGCACTTTCGAACAGCTGGGCAAGATAACATTCGCAGGTCACGGTTCAAGAGGCACAATTTTCGCGAGTATCTGGTTATGAGGTTTGAAGCATGGTAGAAGTTGATATTCTGGAAAATTTCGGACGAGAGGCCGAGCTGCGAAAGAAATGGTTAAAACAGTGGCAGCTGCTGGGGACTCGAATACTGCGATTTCCCAAGTGGATGCAGACCATCATTCTGGAAGACGTGAACACCGCGATTGAGAACAGAGCGGCCACAATGGAAATGATACTACGCAGCAAGAAACATTCGACCTGAAGGTGTGGAAGAAATGAAACGAAAAATCGAAGACGAAATCAGACAGCTCAGCCCTGGAGATCTCTGTTGCATCGACTGGTACGACGCCAGCATCGGCAAGAGTTTGAACAGCGGCATGGCCGTTGACGTGCCGGTGAAGAGCTGGGGCATTTTCGTGGGCGCGATGGGCCAGAGGAGCAAGCACATTATTCTCGCCCAGAACAATTTCAGATATTCAGACGGTATGTACGACATCGACTACACCGCCGTGCCGGTTGCATGGACAATCGGGATCACAGTAATTCTCAAGAACTACCTCGCCTCGGATGACGTTAAGCATTTGCTTAACAGTTTTCTCATCGGCGGCAGGCGCACGGAAAGGAAGTTTCAGCAAAGGGCGTGTAACCATGGAAGACTGGGTTAAGCGGGCTCTCACCAGAAAGGGGCATCGCAAAGGCGCGCGCGGAGCTTTTGAAGACTTCGAGATCACACCCAACGAAGAGCTTGTTTATGGTGTCAAGTTTGCAATAGGCATGACAGTCTGCCTGAGCGCCATTGAAATTGCGCACATGGCCTTTCTACACAGCTGGAACAGCGAAGTGTTCACTGCGATGACAGGTCTGACAGGATTGGTGACTGGCATCCTCATAGGCCATCGTGTTAGCGCGTGCTGACGAATCAAGTGAAAATCCACTCTCAGCAAGCATAACAGCCCTCAGCGAACTGAGTTCCCCCCTTTTCATTGTTTTAATTCTCCTTCCCAGTTGCTAGTAGGTGTGAAAGTTGAGAAGACGAAAAGAATATTTCAGGATTCGACGCCTTGCCAGGCGCTACGATCGTAAGTCCGGTAAATTCACCATCAGCGTATCGTATGAAACGGCAACTCCGAAACCTTCAGACAGGGTTGTTGCAGTTGCCGAAGGCTTCGGCCTAGGCTTGGACAAGTGGGAACGGTTCGTAATCTACGACAACGTCCAGATTTCTATCTCCCAGACAGACATCGTCTATATCACGGGTGACAGCGGCAGCGGCAAGAGTGTTCTCCTGCGAGCGCTGCTCAAAGATTTGGGAGACGAGGCAGTCGACATGAACGCTATTCCCATCGACTCTGCCCGGCCGCTCATCGAAACTGTCGGCAAGACAGTTGAAGAAGGACTGGAGCTTCTCAGCCGAGTTGGCTTGAACGATGCTTTCCTATTTCTACGCAACTACGATCAACTCTCGGATGGTCAACGCTACAGATACAAGATTGCCAAGCTCATTGAAAGCGGCAAACAATTCTGGCTCTTTGATGAGTTTTGTGCCACTTTAGATCGGGATACTGCGAAGATTGTTGCATTTAACGTCCAGAAGCTTGCGCGGGCCCTTGGAAAGGCCGTCGTTGCGGCCACGACTCACATGGATCTCTTCGAAGACATGAAACCTAGCGTTCACGTCCACAAACGTTTCGGCGAAGAGATATCCATCAAATATTACCCGAACACCGCTGCACAAGAGTGCAGCCTGATGGCCGAGATGCGTGTCGAAAAGGGCACAACAAAAGAGTGGAAAAAACTCGCCAGCTTCCATTATCGATCCCATAGGGCCGGTGCAGTTCGCAAGATTTTCTGCTTGAAACGCCGCGACGAGGAACTATGCGGTGTGATTGCCTATTGCTACTCGCCGCCCGAAGCTTACGGACGCAGAATGGTCCTCCCAAGAATGACTATAGGGGAAATCAACCAAAAGCTCAGCATCATCAGCCGCGTCGTCGTGCACCCAAAGTACAGAACGATAGGCCTCGGCCGCCGGCTAATCCAAGAAACCCTGCCTCTCGTAGGAACGGAGTACGTCGAGATGCCAGCCGTCATGGCAAAATACAATCCCTTTGCCGAGCGCGCCGGCATGCGTAGAATAACTGAGCAGCACCCCTCAAAAGATGTCCTGAAAATTGTAAATGTCCTTGAAGAAGTCGGGTTCAAGGCTCAGTTGCTCGGAAGCCAGAATTACGTTTTCGATGTCCTTCGAAATCTCAGCAGTGCCAACCTGGAAAGAGTCAGGGAGGCCTTCGCGAAAGGTGGACACGTGCGTTTCCTGAAATATTTCAGCTCTGATCTTCCATTCGGCCACAAGGAAGAATACAAGGAAGCCGTCAGAACTGCGGATCTAGTGAAGCTCGCGGGGCTCATCAAGATCTGCGGTTTTCTGTTGCAGACAAAAGTCTACCTTTTTTGGCAGCGCCCTAAACGCGCGCTTAAAAGAAGGAAAAAGTGTTGAGAAAACAAATAGGCGTGTCCGTGGATGCCCAGGTCTGGAACGGCTATCGAGAGGTTTGCACGCGTGAGAAACTTTGGCCCGTTGAGCCAATTGAAGAATTTCTCAAGTTTATCCTGAGGAACGGTTCAGCCCTGACAGCCATAAGCATGTTTCAGAGTATGGCAAGGGTGGAACCAGCGGCTTTCGAGACATATGCTCGAGTGTTACTCAACTGGTACAAGACGGGCCGATATTGGGTTCACGTGACAGATGAGGTTGAAGCTCCCGTGGAACAAATGTTGCTACATTCCTTGAAGGACGTTGCCGACCCTCGTTTGCGCAACCAGATACAGGAAACTCTCATTAGCCCTCACAAACGCTCAAGCCACAAGAATAGGAAAAGATTGATTGTAAACAATACTGCCGCCAAAGGAGAACCGCCAATCGAAATTGCACCTTCCGCCACGTCAGAAAGAATACAAGAAATCAAAAAACGAATCACCGGTCGGACCATGAACGCTGAAAAGGCAAAAAGAATGTTAGAGAAGATACATGAGATCCGAGAAAAACTCAGAAGTGACGAAAAAGACCGAAACAGGAAACGTGGATAA